CGCCTACAAAACTTGCAATAACTTCCGTTACGTATTTCTTTTGCCCGTTGCTATCTTCATAAGAACGTGTTTGAATTCGGCCCTCTACAAATAAGCGGTTCCCTTTTCTGTAGTTTCCTACCGCTTCGCCTAGCTTGCCCCATGCAACGCAATTAACGAACGCCGTTTGTTCTTTCGTTTCATTTGTTGCGCTATCAATATATGTATTGCTAGCCGCTACTGTGAACGTAGCAACCGCTCGGCCTGTTTGTGTATAACGTACTTCTGGATCACGCGCAAGATTACCCAATAATTGAACACTATTCATAATATATTTACCTCTCTATTTTCTAATTCTATAGGGCAAATTCATTCATTTTGCCCCGTCTACTATTTCGCCCTTATGATTTATCATTGACGGCTTAAAAATTCCATACAACGCATTTAAACGATTTTTTCCATTCTAAACAATTCATCTAGTGTTAGATTTGTTTGTAATTCATCATTAACGTTTTCTTGAATTGCAAGCATTTCCGTTAATCTAAAATCAAATAGTCCGCGTTCGTGCTTCTTGTATGTTTCTGGTGATACCCCGGCAATATCCGCCATATCTGATTGTGTATACCCTAACAATTCCCTACATTCGATTAATTTCGGGAATAAATTGTATTTTTTGTTCACTCCAACACCCCCAGTATTAACTTTTTGCTTTCGTCCGAAATATCGGCATCTTTAACCATGCTTTTAAGGTCTACCGGTTCGCATTTTTCAACCTCAACCAAATGGCCGTTATCTAGCATCTTAATTTCTGTGTTTCGTGGCATGTTTAATTCTGCACGTTTACGCGCTTCCATTAATAGGCCATTACTTTTGATGCTTGCCGCTATTTCCATGTTCTTTTGTTCACGTGCTGCCAGCTGCTCATAAGCCTTACAAAATTGGCTCATTGCTGCGCTTTCGTTGTAGCTTTGGCAATTCCTTGGGTCAAAGAAACGCCATACAGTTTTAGCTGCCAATCTTGTAATGCCTTCAAGTTCATTAAGGCCTTTTTCATAACCTACTTGGCTTGCCTTTTTTCTCACCACTTCCCATGCATCTTGCGCAATCAATCGTTCTTCTTTGCCGTTTACATACCCGGAAATTTCTGCCGCTTTCTTTCTGATAGTTGCAACGGCTGGAACGAATTCGCATGTATTGATACATTGTTTGATTGCTTCCGCCAATGTTACCGGGTTAATATCTTCCAGCATGTAGGCGTACATTTTAACTTTTGCACTATCGAATTTGTCATATATCAATAGTTGGCCCGTAGCCTTCAATGTTTCCGGCTTCATGTGTTCCCCCTTCCACCGCATCAATTAACGCGTTTAATTCTGCAACCTTTCTTTCTGTATCCGTCATGGCTGCCATTTCATTTGAATTAAGATATGTATCAAAATGACTTGGCGCAAATAACGTTTTTGGCGTTAAATACTTTTCTAATTTTGTACCTTTCCATTCACGGCATTTTTTATCAATCACGGTTTTAAAATCATCAACGGTATAACCTTCTTTCAAGCGTGATCGTATTGCTTGGATATATGGTTTTGTTGTTGCCTTAAACTTAGAGCCTGTTTTTATATTCAAGTATTCGATAATCTCAATATGTGATTTATCCACATCGTCATGTGTAACATGACATAATGTATCTATACTATCCTTACCTACCCTATCCTTACCTATCCTATCCTTTCCTAACCTAACCTTACCTAACCTATCCTTACCTATGGATACAGTTTGTATACATTCTGTATCCATTCTGGATACATCGCTTTTTAACGTGTACGTTTTATCCTTTTGAATATTGAGTAAATCACGTTCTGGCAAGGTGCTTGGCTTGTATCTATCATTCTGAATGTAGTTATGAATTTTCCAATCTTTGATAACTACAACGCCACTTTCAAACGGTATAACAAACTGTTTTGCAGCAAGTACTTTCATATCATCATCTTTTGCGCCAATCATTCGCATAATTGACTTTGGGGCATTGATAAAACCGTCATCGTCAGCATCAAGCAGCATATGAAAGTATAGGTTTTGTGTAGTTGCCGGCATGTCTAGGAATGTATCGGACTTGATGATTGATTTTGACATCATTCTTCGTTCTGCCATGTAACCCCCTTATTTCGTTCCTTTAAAACTTCCCTTATTCGTTTAGCATCTACGCCATGCGCTTTTGTATGGCAATCACGGCATAAGCAAGCCAGATTGTTAAGATTTGACAAACCGCCGTGCGATCTAAACTCTATATGATGTACTTCCGTAGCCATTGCACCGCATAGCACGCATAAACCCTCATCGCGTTCATACGCCCATTTTCTAGTTCTGGCGTATAGAACGTTATCAAGTTTCTTTCGCTTGTTCATTGTTCCCCCATTCATTTATTAATGAGTTGATATAATCATTGTTTTCTAAAGTGATGTTTAGTTGGTTGCACTCATCAACTAATGCATCAATCAAACGCCGCATTTCGTCTACCGTATAAACGCTGCTTCCATGATAGGCGCGAACGATTGTATAACCTTCCGTTTTAGCTGGGCCGGCATCTTCTGCGTACCAGCCTAACCCGTGGCCGTGCCAGATTTCAATAAATCGGCTTACGGCATCGTTTTTAATTGGTAGATAGGTAAATGTACCGCTTTCAATCAAAACACGCTTATACACGTCATTTTTTGAAATATAGGCGTTCTTTGAAAGTTCCCGTGCTATCTTATCGCATAATACCCATGCATAAGCGTTAGCATTTAGCGAACGGCGTTTTACCTTTTTACGAATTTCAACGATATATTCAATGTTAGGATCTAACTTACTCAACATTTCATCTATAGGGGCCGGAATTAATACGTTCCAGCCTATAGATTTTATTAAGTTAATACCTTTTGTTACCCATTTCATTATTGGGCGCCTTGTTGTTCAATTAGTTTCTTCAACCAATCCAGCGCCGCAACCATTTCAAAGGCATCTAGCATCGCAAGGCGTGGTTTTTTGAATTCCGCTGCTATATATTTTGTTATTTCCGCCGGTGGTACGTTGTTATCTTTTGCAAGTTTGCAAAATTCTTCGTATCCAGCAACATGCGTTTCTTTTTGTTTCGTTTCTTTTATAGGTGCCACATTTCCGCCCATTGTATAGCGCACGGCCCCTTTACTATCAACTATGATTAACTTGCTAATATTTCGATTTTCGTCATATTCAATTTCTTTAACTGTAAATTTTGCGTATGATTTAGGTTTTCCGTCCTTGCCTTTGTACCATTCGCCGCTTTGTAGATTTATATAGGTAAATGGCGCGGAGTATAATTCCCTACCGATACCCCAGTTAAAGCATGCACGCTTGAAACTATCAGATGCTTGGCCCTTTTCTTTTTCCGTATTGCTTTCCGTTCCTACGTCGGACTTGCCAACCCATTCGCCAGTTTGTTCGTTAAAGATTGAAACTGTGCAATATAATCTATCGCCAATGATCGTATGTTCACGTTTCCAATTTAATGCGCCTACAACTTCATCAAGTAGTCGCATGTCAACTCGTGCATCTTTATATAGCAGCACTACTGCGCCTACGTTTCCATTCTTTTCGGTTAGTGATTGAATACGGCAATCTATTTCATTTGCTTTTAGTGTTCTAAATTCCATGTTTCACCGCCTACTTAATATAGAAATTTTGGTTTACTTTAATTTCTGCACCTTCCACCACTTCACCGGCTTTAAGTGCTTTTTTAATCGCCGTTTTATCGGCTTTAATTTCAACCTTTGTAAAGTCCGCTGGAATTACATCAAGATTGATAATTTCAACACTTTCGCTTTTGCGGTAACCAGCTTTAAAGGTGCCAACTTCTAACTTTTCAATGCCTTTTTGTTTCATTGAGTACTCAATATTATTTTTCAAGGTTTCAATAGTGCTTTCCTTTGATTTTTTAACCTTGTTTAATCTATCAATTTCGGCCTTAATGCCTTGTATATCGGCTTCAACATTAATCATATATTTGGCCGTGTTTTCTATCTTTTCTTCGATTGATAGATTAAGCATTTCTAATGTGTTTTGAATTGCTTCAATTTCTTCCGGCGTTTCTGCTGCTTCAAGCATTGCGGTAAGTTCCATATAGTTTTTATTTAATTCGTAAATGCTACTCATTTTTTCGTTTCCCCCAATACCTTCACAATATCTTCAAATGTTTCTATTTCAGATGCAAACGGCAAGCCGTCAATGCCTTTTATGCTTACTAGGCATTGAATATCTTTCTTTACATCTTCTACAAACAAATAATGATAAAACGTTCCGTATCTATTCACCCTTACATTGAAATCAATATGTATGTTAGTTTTCGCTGCGTTCCCCTGTGTTTTGATTTCCTCAAAACGTTCAAACGCCTTTATAATTTCATCTTTAATCATGTTTTCACCTTGCCACCTTAACGCGCATCGTGTATGATGTGGTTAAGATGCTTTAATAACTCACTTTTCGCATCTGCCCTTTAGTAATTGCCGTTACTATTGGGCCTTTTTTAATTTATCAATATAGATGCCACTATATAGCAGCGTTACACCTAATAGGCCTTGCAACATTGCTTCATAGAATGTTAATACGTCAATCTCTAATGATCCGGGCGTACCTAACAACAATACAAAACCTACAATTTTCATAATGCTAGTCATTGACAAATTCCCCCGTAATCTCCAGTACATTGCTGGTGATTTTTTTTATACTGTTTTTTAGTTTTGCGTTTTCTTTCGCCAATTCTTCGTTTTCTGCTTTTAACGCCCGGTAATTAACCGCATTTACTTCGGTTTCTAGTCCGGCTATTTCTTGAATTTCTTTGACTGAAAATAAAACGCCCGGTAATTTTGTTAGCTGGTGAATTGTGCCAGCATTGCGCAAGTTGTATACCGACGATTTAGAAACGCCCAAAACTTCGGCAACTTCTTCCACGGTATACGTTAGTTTCATTTCGTAACCCCTTTCATCAATTCAGATAAACCACAATTAAAGAAGTGCGCAACCTTTACAAGGCTGCTAATACTTGGCGATTGTTCGCCACTTTTCCAGCGTGATATAACGCTTTCACTAATTCCAGTTTCTTTAGATAACTTATAGGCGGTAACGCCTTGTTTATCCATTAACTGGAAAATGTTTTTTACTGTTGTTTTTATGGTTTACACCCCGCTTTCTAAAATGGTATACTTGCGTTATAGCAAGTAATAAATATTTCACCTTTCACCACTTGCTACAACACGATTGTTTATAAGATTGCTTGCGTTTTCGCAACTACCTTATGGCTTTATTATACGTGCGTTAACGCAAGTAGTCCAATAAACATTTCGTAAATTTTATAAATTTTTATTTATAGTTTGCGGAGGTTAAATATGTTTTACCAAAAATTCTGCGATGCAATGCGTAAAACTGGCGTTTCCATGTATCAAGTTTCAAAGGAAACTGGCATTGCTCAAAGTACTATTTCACGTTGGAAAAACCAAAATTCTACACCCAGTTTAAAAACAGTTAAGATTTTGGCCGACTATTTCAACGTGCCAACCTCTTATTTTACTGAGGGCGTAGAGGGAACGCCGAAAGTAAAAAAGCAAGATAATTGTATTGATTTAAAGAAAATTACGGATAATGCTTTAATTTGTTATTATGGTGATCGTGAATTGACGGCATCGCAAAAAGCTAAAATATCCAAA